GGGGTCCCCAGAGAAGTAGGCCATAATGTTACACCGTACAAATCATAATCTGCAACAGATTGAAATAAGCTGCTTAAACTGTACTCGGCCTCGGTATTCAAAGGAATAAGCTGGTCAACAAAAGAACGGCCATAAAATCCACCGACGATAATGTCTCTTGCTACCTGCACAGGCATGTAGTATTTCTGAGCAGAATGGTCATGGCGGTATAATTGTACTAATTTACTTTCACTTCCGGCAAAGATAAAATACTCTGCCAGATGTCCATCGGATGTTTCAGTCCAGGCTTCGACCAGTAAAGTAACATCCATCTGAGTCTTATCCTTCTTGGAGCCCTTGCCTTTCCATTGAGTTTCTACCTGACTATTGCTGGCTCTAACGTAGAAGCCTCCTCCGGTAGAAGCAATAGAAGCCGAACCTTGGAACTTAGATGTTACATCGGCGGGTAAGTCACCTGTCGGAACCTTGACTTCATCTAATCCTTTCCAAACTTTCTTGCCTTCTGCCGGAGTTATAGCGAGATTCTTGACCCATTGAGTGGGGACATGACGGATTCTCATTAAACCTCTTTTATCAGTTGGAGAGGAAACATCGATTGGAATTGGAATTAGTTCCCAAGGGGGAATCACTTCTATTCCAACACTATCCGGACCTTCTACCCACAAACCAAATCCTATTGTACCATAATGCAATAGAGGAGGGAAGGCACTCAAAGCCAAACTGGAAACTTTAGCTTGTGGAAATATGGAATCCAGAACAACTTGAGCGGTACTCGCTTTCCGTAATCCATCAAGGCTTTGTCCCTTCCGGGTAACAGCAGGGGCCAGATTAATTGTTAAGAGCCTGCCAAGTTGAGCCTGATATTTAGAAAGAATTTCTTCGTACTTGAATTTTAGAGTCCCCGAACCATCCAGATAGGAAGCGTTGAGAGTTCCACCCCCATAGTTGATATTAGTAAAATTCCGAATCCCTCTCATATAGAAATGATTAATCCACCAATTAATAGAGATAGGATTCATTCTGGACCTGCCAGTAGAAACAAGATATTGAAAAATTTCCTGTACTTGCTTTGTATTGGCGGGGGTGTCCTTTGGCAATGAAAAAGTGAAAGCCACTATTTACCTCCTACGGATATTACATAATCTTGATTCTTCGATTTTTCTTCCTTCTTACCTTTCACTATTCCAGTGGCGACACCTGCAAGAGGTTTTGACGGTTGACGATCTTGTGCGACTAAGGCCCTTAGCATTTCCGGTTTATCTTCTTTCCCTGCAATAACCAGCAAAAGCTGCTTATTAATCTCGGTCGTTCGATTAACGACAGTAATCAGCGTACCGGCAAGTACGATTATAGCTACAATAACAAGACATCCCAGAACAAATACTACAGGTAATAATATTGACATAGACTATCCTTTCAATTCTATTATAGCATGGGTTTAATGATTGTCAAGCTCTTTTCTCCATCGAATATGATTTTCTACGATATGGCCAATCCTCCGCAAAATTAGGAAGCATACCCCAACGAACAGGATGGATTTGAGGATCATCATACGTCTTTGTATAACTTTCGGCCCATTATTTTGTTTACTTTCCTTTTTAGCTTATTCTTGGCTCTTATGGACAGTTTCTTATCGAAGATGATTTGGGCGTTCAGGTATCCTACTTTATTGTAAGGCTTCTGGAATTCTGACATAATATTTTCCTTCAAGTCGTTTTTTGAACTGGTTATAATAAGACCGAGCTACCTCGGACGATGCTCGTTTGGCCATTTCCCATTTATGAGGGTAGTATTCCTCATGTAGTTTTTTAGGTGATTTGCAAACTCGCAAATATTCGTAAGGTTGCCAAATACGATTATTTCTTAAATTGGAATAAAATCGGTCGGAATTAAATGCAATAAGTCTATACTTAGGATTTAACTCTTTGATGTATTCTAATGCGGTATCTACTAACTGCTCAGGAACACAAAAGGAATAACGATTAGGACTCAGTCTCCCCCATCCCCTACCGTTTCTATAATGAATATGTTTCCTTTTTCTTTTTTCCCCGTTTAATAAATCATATAATGATATTTTTACCTCTATTTCAATGATTTCTTTGCCAGAATCAGCCACAATATCTGCATTGAGATACTCGCTTACACATACGCATTGTCGCCTGAATCGATAATACTGAAGCAATGCCAGTTTCAAATCAAAAGCAGATATATGATATTCGCTCATTTTTCTTCTGTTCCCAAAGAACCATTTTCTACTGCATTGAAGATTGCCTCATCGAGCATATCAGTTAATAAACATTTCTCATAACAATCTATTTTTTCAAGTTCCGATTTGACATCTTCTGCAAAAATACTGGTATCTATAATTTTTATTACAGGGTCTTGGTGTTCGTTTAGTAATTTTGGACACAAAGTAGCAGAAAAAGCAAGAGTATCAATTCCGATACTTATTACTAATCTTTTTTCTACTATCTCGCATTTTAATGGGTCTTTAGAGTATTCCATAATTCTATCCTACAATATTGGTTTGGCCCCGTTGTATACGGCGGTCATTTGGATTTATAATACTTTGTCTTGCTCTTTGGCTCAGGAGATTCATCATCTCATCTGTTATCTGGCTGGATGGAATACCGGACAGCAATGGAGTGCCTTTTACTATAGGCATATTTCGTCTTATTCTTTCAAGAAGACCGGGTTTTCCTCTTTCCCTTACAAACTCCCTTCCTCGGTTCTTAACAACATATCCACTCATCGCTATTGTGTCGATTGCGTCATCGTGAGGAAGTAAAGCTAAATCAAGAGTGAAATCTTCGGTCTGTTGGTATAACTGATTAAATGGCCATTTATCGGCAAGGTGAGCCGGGTACTTAATCCGGCCAGGACGGAATCTCCATTCAAGACTTGCTATTCTCTGTGGTTTAGAGACTTTGGAGGGATATGTCACCGGAAAGACTTTGGCTCTCCAAGGCTGTTCCTGTTGTGTCTCCATCTCAGTCACGTATTCTTGGACGGCTTCAGCAAAACTCATTTGAATACTAACAGCCTCGATACCGAGAACACGAGGTCTCCAGGCTAATCCCTTCTCATAAATTAAATTCATCAAGATATCATCTTTAGCCCGGCCAAGCCACATATCTAAAATCCATAGAGTATTCATGGTGTCAAATCCCAGGATGGCTATGCAGGAGTAGTCATTATACTGAGAGAGTCCTCCGCCATAATCGAATGTAAGAATCCTAAACATAGGACGAACAAGCTCAGTAAATGGTTTCTCGTTTTCGACATAAACACGTCTGCCTGGCTCCAGTATTCGTTCGTTCCACTTTATAATACCTGTATGATTCAGAGGATTTTTCCAATCAAACTCCCCATCAACCGTATATTCATTCTTGCGGGGGTCAATAATTAAAATTCTATCCTGACTCGATACCGGCTCGTTACAATACTCAGAGGCAAAAGAGGAAGACCCTATCTCTTCGCGTCGGGCTTCGAGGACATCTTGTGGCCACTTTTCTGGCCATAGTACATAAGCCTTATTCTTATCGTGTTCATCGTAGGCGATAGCCTTGTAAACTTTACGATTCCAGAAATCAAATCGAGGGTCGTCTCCGGTTGTAGCATGATATAAAAAGGAACGACGATTGATAAGAGTCCCAACCCAATAAATAGAGGAGCCGGACTCAAGCATCGGTATGATCTGACGAAACAAGATCATCTCGAACTTCTCTATAAGGTTCTGGGCAGCTGCTTGTGAATCCGAATCCGGGTCGTTCTCCGGGTCATCAAGGATAAATAATCTGGGACGTCCACCACGCTTTTTGCCCATAACAGATAAACCTCGAATGACAGCCCCATTCAATAAAGACAGTTGATGGTGATTCCAAATCTTCTGTCCTCTTGGGGGCTTCATCTCTCCGAAGTCCTCGATGATTAATTGATTCTCCGTAAATTGCTGAATCAGCTTGTCGAACCGATCTTCTACGAGCCTATCAGTAGCAAGTCCAAGAGTCATGTCGTAGTGTGGTCGAGTGAGTGCCAACATCAAAGGCATCTCGATGCCTATGACGGTACTTTTTGCACTACCACGAGGAGCAGCCTGAGCGTTTCTTGCATAAAACCCCAAGTCGTAAACCATATTATAATGAAATTCAGGAGACTCTTGGAATCCATTTTTATAAAAGAGTTTTCCCGCTCCGCCAAGGTAAACACGACGGAAGAAATCCCAAGCGACTACAAGTTTCTCAGGAGTAGATTGGTCTGCAAACACGGCCAATCTCGCCTGCTTCTGCCCCTCGTGGGTCAACTCTTCATAGTCGCGAGGCAGAGGCCAAAGATCATAAGGTCGATGAATAAGCATAGATTATGGGTTTAATGCAGGAAGAACTCTGATAACATCGAAGAATGCTATGGTAGTAGCGATGCCAGCGGACCAGGTTTCGTTGGAAATATTTGTTCCCATAACAACTCTAAGACTCGGCCATATACCCTCAATATATCCAGGCTGCTTAAGAGTAGCATGAACCAATTCCGGAATGTCGGCATTATTAGAAAAAGCCCATGTAGGCGTTGCCGGAACGACTAAAGGTTGTCCACACAAAACTACTATGTGCATAGCGACACCTGCTACAGTGAAATTTTCACTAAAAATGTAGTTACGCAGTTTAACTAAATCAAGTTCTTCTGTTGGAGCCTCCGCAGGAGTTTCGATAATGTGGGCGACTTCAGATGGTTTTTTTGTCTTCGCTTTGGGAGATTCCAGGGTAGAGTCTTCTGTCGCAGGTTGGTGGGCGGATTTTGACACATGGGTTGTCATCTTCGGCGGAATCATCGCTTGATCCTCCGCTGTCAATCCCGGCATTTTTACCATCTGGTGTTCCTTTGGAATCAATTGGCGTTGTGGGCTGTTGAATGCCTCCAGTGCTTCCTCTGGACTGTCCGCACTCAAGAGACGTTCCTCTGTCTGTCGCTGAAGTTCCTCCAAGCCCATCGGAACTTTCAGTGCATTCGCTTCCGCTTGTTTGCGAGTTGGCGGTTTCTCCTGACCTATCGGCGTCGGAGGGGAAGACTGAGTTGGTGTCTGTCCCTCCGAAGCTCTCTTGCCTATCGCATTCTCGATATTCGATTTTTGGTTCTCGGTCATCTTGGGACTCCTTGATTTCTTTTGATTCTATATGTTTAGTAGGATTCAAAAAACCTGCCATACGGCGTGCATGAAAAGTAGTTTGACCTCCTTGCGGATTTGGAGATGTTGTAGAGACATCAGCAATATAGCCCGATGTCTCCGCAGCATCTTTGAGTAATTCGCGGAGATGTTTAATAGCTTTGAACTTGATGGAGAGGTTAGCATTCTGTTTGGCAAGTTTGATGGTCTCCTGTATCTCAAGAGTGTAGGACCAGCCAAGTTGCCGAAATAAGGAGACAATAATTCCAGGATCATTGAAGCTAACTAACGCCTCCAGTATCTCATCGTGGTCAGATTGTTGAATCTCATCAGCCATGTATTAGCCCCAAAATGCCAAGTGACCACTTGACCACATTCGTTGTAAACATCTGGAATTTATCTTCGTCATTTGGTGATTGCCGCACTTGTTACACGCTATCTTAATAAGGTTAAGTTTCTATTTTTAGCCCAATCAGGATATTGATTAGGCGAATCGCCATATATCATTTGAGTAGGAGAATTTTCCGGTGGAGGATCTATTAAAGTGTTCTCCGCCTGTTCCAATTTTTTGAATAGCATATCGAAATCGTAATCGGTCATTATCGGATCGGATTTGACGTAGTACCAATAACAGCACTTGATAATTTTACGTCTGAGTTCTTCAATCATTCTTTTGGTTCCTTTCTGGTTTTGGCATTTTCATTCGCGAGCAATTTTTTTATCATCGAAGGATCATTTCCGGATGCTGCGACCATCTCCGCCATAATTTGAGGAGACGATGCCAGCGTAACCATGCCGTCAGTGACTTCCGTTAAATAGCCTTTCGCCTTTAGAGCTTTATTCTGTTTACCTTTAGAGCCGGGGAACAAAAATCCGGGGGCTCCGGGTCGGGTAACGACATACATAATTCGATTGAAGGCTGTAATAGAGAAATATATTTCTCCTCCAATATATACAGGATTAATCCTAAGAGCCGCGAGATAACGCATCGCAAGATTATGGCTTATATTAAAGGTGGACTCCAAATGTTCTACTTCCACAAGCTCCGTCGAACCAAATTGATGAGTCTTAGGCAAATTCATAAGGTCCTTTCTCTTTTGTCAAGCTTTATTATATCACATTTCCCGTTCCAAGTCAAGTGTTTTTTATAATTAATTTTTCTGCAATAGTTTCTACCACATTAACTGTTACGGCATTTCCGAGACACTTGTATCGTTGGGTATCAGAGATTCCTTCTGTCCACCCATCAGGGAATCCCT